GGAGCTCCAAGTCTGCGAAGGCAATAGTCAACCAATTGTTGCCTTCCACTGATCCTTGTCGTATGGCTTGCCATGTGAAAAATCTCCTAAACTTCAAGTATTTAGGAGATTTTGTATTTCTAGATTTTGGTGGGTTTATACAGTCCCACCTCGTTTGACCATAGCATCCATAGCAAACTTGTGGTTCGCCTCTATTCTCTTCTTCTGATCCTGCGGGAACTTGTTTTCCTGAAGAAGTTTGCCGGTGGCAATGTATGCTTCTCGGTATCTTTCAGTCCAAAATGAACAGATTGCGTATTCATCCCAAACTCCCCATTCATAGATACTCTGTCCAACGAACAAGGCCCCCTCGGGGTAATTGAGGGTGATCGCTATTTTCGCATAACGATAACCTTGGTCAAATCTTGAGTACAGGCGACACAATCTCGCAGCGGCCCAAAGAGGTTCTGCACGATATGGAGCCATCTGATACGAGTCAAAATACACCTTGAGAATTTCGTCCAAAGGTTTACCAAGAATCTCCATGATTCTTCCAATTTGATACTTGGAGTAGAATGCTTCCTCTTGCCAACCTCCGAGATCAACTCTCTTTTGATACCACTCAATGGCTTTTTCCCATTGTTGACAATCTCTGTAACTCTGTGCAAGATAGAAGTGATACCTATTGAAGTCCTTTTCTTCCACGTTTCCAGATGCAATTGCCTCTTCAAACACCTTTGCGTCGTCTTCGTACTTCTTGGGATTGGAAGAGCGAGCTCCGTCTTGAATTGGGGTGTTTGTGAAACCACGAGCAAAATCGCGAGTTTCAATCTTGTCCTTGCAATCAACATATTCGTGGAGAATTCCACGATAATAGAACTCCTTTGAGTTTGATGTCAATTGAGGACGGTGGTATCTTGTGTTTCCGTAGAAAGCGAATACATTGTAGATGTCTGCGACAAGACTTTTCTTGAATTTGTCTGCGTCAAAGTCGTTGTCATAGACAATCACCTCGTCTGCGTCAATCATCAGAGAATAGTCTGCCTTGTCTCTTGCGAGTTCAAGAGCTCTTGAACGATTGGTTCCAAAGTTGACCCAAGGTTCTTCGTGAAGTTCGCCGGGAATTCCGACGTTGTTGAAGAACTCACGAATCTTTTCCTGAGTACCATCGGTGGAACCCGTGTCAAGAATGACCCAATGGTCAATGATGGGAAGAACCGACGCAAGGCATCTTTCAATGACCTTGGATTCGTTCTTGACAATCATGCAAAGAGTGATTGTCTTCTTTTCACCAGTTGGGGTGGGTAGATTTTGGGAAGGTTGATTTTGAGTGGCTACTTTTTGCCTGAGTTCTTCTGGTGTGATGATTGTAGGTTGAGTGTTGTTTTCAATCAATGAATTCTGTACATCTGTCGCCATATTTTATTTCTCCAATAGTATCATCAAATTATTTATGTCCCTCGGTTAGTAATGGGCGAATAAAAATCCAAATAAGTCTTTAGGAAAATGTTGGTCTGGATGGTGTTGATAGATTTAAATCGTTGTAACTTGGTTGAGAGGTAAAACCAAGTAAATCTGGCAAAGCAGTTCCATCTGAGGTAAAACTAAAAATGTTGCTGTACACGAGAGATATTGTGTCGTCTCTCCATGTATTGAATGCGATTGCCTCGTTTCTCCAAGCTGTTATTCCAGAATTATAATAAGAAATTGCATTGTCTATGGAGTCGTAGCCATAAGAAGAAGCTGTTTCGTTCAAGAAAGAATTTATCTGCTGTAAAAATTCTTGTGTGATAATATTTTGATTTTCTTGTTCTGTTATCGTTACTTCTTCTTCAACCACAAAATTCAATGGATCTGAAGAAGCTACGAATTCAGAAGTTTCTTCGTTGAAGTAAAACCAAGAATTTGTTCTTGAATCATAAGCGAACTGTGCTTCTCCTGTCGTAATTCCAGATCCAGAAAGTCCATAATATGACTTAAAATCGTATTTTTCTATTGTATCGGGCAAAGTTGTTAAAGTGTTAGTTGGTATGGCCATTATTTTCTCTTTATGTGTTATGTTCTAGCGATGACTTCTACTTTACTTATGTACATTAAATATGATCTAAATATAGCATTTCCCCACCCAGCAAATGAACCGGCGAGATATCTCCAATATCCAAATTTATATTTCACGTCAACCGCATTTTGACTAGTGTTGAAGGTGTGTGATATTGGACTTTCAGATGAACTAGCACAGAACCATTGTGTTCCAGCTGACCCTAAAGTCCAATTTGAACTGTTTACTAAATAACCTATATCCAAAATGTTGTCACCATCATCAAAAGTTCCTGTAAAATTTGCATTACTTATATTTAATGTTGTTATATTTTCTGGTAAATTAATCTCATAGTAACCTAATTTGTTCCCGGCGTGGGCATTCGTACTCACTCCATTACACGTTGAATTACTAGCTAAAGTGTATTCTACTTCATCTAAGTTATAATCACCAGGAGTCTGAACGGCCTTGAACCCAAATGGACGATTATCGTGTTTTTTTCCATACCAATATTGTGTATAACCGGCTAGGTTGAAATTATTCCTACAATGTCCTCTGTAATGAATCCTCAATTTATAGGGTGGTTTAAATGGAACCAAATTATTCAAATTGAATGTAAATACTTGGGCTTTTGTTCCGTTTACTAAACTAAATGTATTGTAGGCCATTCCAGGACAAATATCCCAATAAGTATCAGTCCACGAACACGTTATATAAGGTATTTTTCCATCAAACGGTGCAAATGAAAGTTCTGTTTTCAATCCATCATTTCTCGTTATTATACCGTCCACATAACTCTTGGTTACGAATTCTGTGTTGTCAAAAGTATTTGCTATACTAGCTTTTCTCGTACTAAACATTCTCGGGATGTAACCCTTCCCGTCAAGTCCCAAAGTAAGTAACCCATAATAGTTATCAGTGGTCCCATCGTATGGCATGGTTGGGTCTGATTTATGACTCAAACCAGTGTAAAGATTTGTTCCGAATATGGAAATACCAGCAGCACCATCGCTTATGTTGCTAAGCCCATATGGAGTTATAGCTACACCATAAGTATGGCCTTGGTCAAAAATCATTCTTCCTTGTGCAGATTCCAGCGTGCTTCCAGTAGTTCCAGTAGTTATTCTCAATGAATAACCAGTCGGTCCTCCTCCCCCTATCAAGTGAAGCCTAGACCACAAGTTCAATGAATTCATTGAACCGGAATAGTATGGCATGCCTAAGGATTGGTCTGATGCTACTCTGATTCGTGGACCGAAAGTGCCAATGGATGTTAGATTAATATCATCGGATCCGGTGAGTGTTCCTGACACGATTAAACCATCACCAACATTCAAACTAGAACCAATAGAAGCTTTTCCTTCCACAGTCAAACCACCACCCACGGTCAAATTGGTGCCAATAGAAGCTATTCCCTCAACAGTCAAACCACCATCCACAGTCAAACCACCACCCACGGTCAAATTGGTGCCAATAGAAGCTTGACCCAATACGTCTAATGCTCCAGTTTCAATGTCTGAAACTACGGTTAGATCTTGAGTTATACGCATGTCCCCATCAATGTAAACATTTCCAGAATCACTGGTGAATCCTCCACTGACGACAATTCCATTGTTCACGGTCATGTTTCCGTTGAACAAGGAAGTTCCATTCACAAAGAATTTCTTGCCATTTTGGTTTGTGTTGTAACCTATTTGAACAACACCGTCGTTGTTTCTGTCAAGGGAAATTCTTGATGAACTGATGACGTGCGAGTTGTTGTTCATTGATATCTGATTTGTGCCAGAATCAACATTGAATGTCGCATTCTCCGTGTCAACACTCAACGAACCGTTTGTAATTACCACATTTCCATTTGCAATGTTGACAGCTGGGGATCCAGACAAATCTGATCCATTAACTTGCAAAGAATTGGTTTCCGTGCTTGTTTCCACTTCCAACTTTCCAACATCCAATTTACCAACAACCACACATGGATTGTTTATTTGGTTGTAGAAGTGGAATTTGACATTTCCGTTTACGGATCCGCCAGTCAATGTTCCAGTCATCACATCGCCAATTTTCCTCACATAATTGGTAAAATTGGGATTCTCTGAAAGAACGATGCAGTCAAAGTCGTTTACGCTTAGGTTGTTTCTCTGATAATCAGGCATACTGCCTCTGCGAATAAAATCAACATTTACTCCAATTCCGCCTGAAATTCCTAAATTTGCAGTTTGCTCTATGTAAGGATCTGTTCCACCTAGTGGTCTCCATTTTTGAATTGAAACATCATAAAAAGAATCATTCAAATTGTACAAGTTCAGTGAATATACTCCACCGTTTCCTCCATCTGGAATCTCTGCTGATATTGTGTATTCAACTGCCGAATTACTAAAGGTTCCACTGACATTAATCCCACTTCCTTGAGTAATTATCACATCTTCAAGTTTCCCATCTGTGTTTGGGTCATAAATAGGTTGTGGTCCAGCAAGAAAAGCTAGGGGAATTCTCACAAATTCGTCTGGAATGAAACCTTCGCTGTTCGTAACGGGTATTACGTTTGCTGACGATGTGGTTGATGGTATATAACCTTGCAGTCTTTCTGCTGAAAAGTTTGAAGCTGAGATTCCTTTCCAATCGGATCCATCATAAAAACTAAAGTTTGTTCCGACAGTTGAATCAAGTATTTTTTCTATTCTGAAGGAAGTTACTTTTGCTATTGGGGGCAAAACGTGTTCTGCGCGAATTCTTTTTACTGGTCTTCCGGAACCATCGTTGATTATCAATTCATTTGAGTTTTGAATTTGATCAGCTCTGAGAAGATTTGAGTCTGTTGGGAATTTTATTGTTAATTTGTATGGATTTGATGCTGTTCCGGCGCCATAGTAGGAATTGTCTGATGTTATTGGTCCTATGAATGGACCATAAATCAATTGTGAATAAAGGTAACAGGAATTTGATTGTTCTTCTATTATTTGACCAAAATAAGAACTATTGTTCAAAGCATCCGGTTTGACTTCAACTCCCAAAAGTTTTACCGAGTTGATGACATCAATCATTTCATTGGTTCTTTCAAACCATGTGTTGAAAGTGTCTGACAAATAAAGTGGTTGTATGAAAAGACACCCACCACCACCGGATTCACCACATATACCGACACCCGAAATGGTTATTCTCATGTTTCCGGGAGAAGTCAGTTGAGAATCTATGTCAATGTAATTGCCAGCTACAAAAGAAATATTGTTTACTGCTTCATTTAATCCGTCTGCCTGAACAGTAAGTCCCCCGTCGCATTCTTCGCAAACACCAGTCGGTCCAGTAGCACCAGCAGGACCAGCAGGACCAGCAGGACCAGCAGGACCAGCAGGACCACCAGGACCAGTAGCACCAGTAGCACCAGTAGCGCCCGTGGAACCAGTAGTTCCTATAGTTTCGCAATCCGATCCGATTAAAACGGCATAACTTCCAGCTGGAAACCCCAAAGAAACACCACCAAGATTACCATAATCCAATGAACTGGGGTTTGCTGTCGGAGAACACGCATCTCCAATTGGTGTGGTTGAACCAACATACCAAACTCCGTCATCCGCTGTTGCTCCGTAAATGCAAATTGTACAGGACATCTATAGTTCCTTTTATTTTTCTAAAATATTAAGTATCTTACTCATGGTGTTTTTTATTTCAGAGATTTCTTGCTTCATACTATTTATTTCATTTTGTTGCTGTTCCATAAAACTTCTTCTCTTCTCGTAGGAAGTCTCCTTGAATTCGGAGAATATCAGAGCATTTGAAGTTGGATCTCTGTATAAATTTGGTTCATTCAGTATTTTTATCTTGTCTTTCATTTTTACACCGCAGTTATGGTCAAGTTCTTGATTCTTGGATAATTAACTATATTTTGATTAACTGAGGAGAACAATATTTTGACCGAAAACGAGGAGAATTCAGGCAAAGATCCCTCATAACGATATTCATCAGTGAAGTATTCCGAATTGCTGGTTTTAAGTCCAGATTGTCCCACTGGAGTCAGTCTCACATAACCAGACTCCTCCATCTTCAACGAAGAGCCGGGATTTATGTATTTCAGGTAAACGTCTATCTGTGTTTCGGGTGGCTCAATCTTATCAAAACGAACGATCACGTTTCTGGCGGCAGTCGGCAGATTCACAGATTTTGATATATATTTACTGTTTTCTTCAGATGCACCCAAGGTGTTTTTTGGCCTCAATTCGTCAATAGGATCAAATACATTCAATTTATATTTTGTGTGAACCACGTTCAAAGTCTCAAGATCTATCAATGGACTGACCACAGAATTTGTAGTATTGAGGGACATTGTCACTGTGGGGTTTCCTCCACCAGCCGATTTATTGACCTCCACGGTTTTATTTGGATTCAAAGTTTTTTCTAGAACTGTGGATGATATTGAGCAGGAGGGGGTTACTATTGCTTCGTAATTCAGTCTTGCATCATTGATGATTGATGCATCATTTTGATCCAAATTTATTGAGATTGTTCCAGATCCAGCATCACTAGCAAAAGAACATCTGTATAATGTGGTGGTGAGGTATTCATTTCCTATTTTTTCGGTGTTTCCCACATTTTTCGGAAGAATCAAAGATCCGAACAATGAATTTATCTTGACTTCCTTTGAACTCAATTGAGAATTGATTTGTGCAGAAGGAAGTATGTATGTCACCACTGAATATTTGTCAGAATTGGAATCCAAACATAGAGCGTAATCTCCGGGTTCCAAATAGATTGGATAGTTGAACAAGAAACTGACTTTCTTGACTTGCGTTATGTCTTCGGAGAAGTTATTTATTGTCGGATATGCTTGATTGTCAGATCCAATGTCGTAGACATAGGATTCTGCGATGACCTTTGAAGGAACAGGCAAACCATTTGTGACTGGTTTGAGCTGAAGTCTGACAGGCAATTTTGCTTCATTTGAACTTCCCAATCTATTCTCGTCGGTTGTTGGCCAGTTGTCAAAATATACATCAATTTTCTTGAGGAATATTCCCTCCTTGAAACCGTCGTAGTCTACGGTGAATAATTGTGCTAGAGAGTCTTTTAGAAGTTTAGATTTGAACTCTTTTCTTTGATAAGTTCTAGTCACCATGTTTGTGGTTATATTTTCAGAATTTGAGGATTCTCTCATGGTCTGCAATGGTCTCGCAAAACCGACAGAATCCTGTTCTTTTATGATTCCCGTCACATAGTAATAAGCATCAGCCGAACTCTGTGCCGAAGAGATGTTGTCGTAGTTATTTGTGTCTATTATTCTGACCAACTTCTTTCCTGCTTTAAGTTGGTTGTCCAATATTTGGAAGGAACCTGAGCATACTCCATACTCGTCTGAAGTTATGGAATTTGACTGACTTCCAGTTGTGTTGACCGGATTTCCATCAAAAAACACATAGTGGGTGGTTGATGGTTTTAGGCCTTTTGCTTCAAACGATATGGTTTTCGGTCTAATATATGGAGTTATTGATTTTTCAACCACTCTATCAAATGTTGATTGGATGTTTGCTTGTGAACTCTTGAAGCTTCCGATCTTGTCAGTCTGCAACATGCTTTTATTGCTAGGATTAAAATTTCTTTCAGGTGTTACTTTTTTGAAATTTCTTTCCGTGGGGTTGAGTTCTTTTCCGTACCAATTGTAATCCCAAAAGTTTGAATTCACGTTGAAAGATTTCTGCGAATACCACGAATCGTTTTCACCTTCAAAATTTGTCTTGATAAATGGATTCTTGTCGGTTGCAAACCACCTATCGGTGTAGGGCTTTATGCGCAGATTTCCAACAAAATTCACTATTTTATTGGAATTGACATACCTACTGTTGTTTGCATTGAGGTTTGATAGATATTCTTCGGTTGTGTAATTGAACGTGAGTATGTTGTCAGAAAAAGTCAAACCTGATATTGTAACACCCGATGTCAGAGATCCGTTGTTTCCTATGACGGATTTCTCAAACAAATCATAAGCAGGTTTGAGTTCTTTTCTGTCCTTGTCAATTGAAACAGAAAAGTCGTCGTTCAACACATCAGCAGAGAAGGAATTGTTGAACTGATCCACCAATATAGCTTTCTTTGGCATCTCTAAACCATAACGGTCATATATTGCATGTGATTTTGCTTCTTGTTCCAAAGAATTCAAAGTGGAATAATATTCTATTCTTTCTATTCTCTTCTCAAGATCACCAATGTCTCTCATAGTATATCTTCTGTTGTTTTCTTGAGTTATAACTACGTCGTTTTCGTCCAAGGTGTAGGGATTCACAACAACCGAGTAAAGTGTTATTGCGTCGGGATCGTCGGCAGGAGCTTGTGGATTGAGTCCAGGAACGCCTTTGCGTATTTCAAATTGCTTATTCCTGTTCAACAAAACCTTGTCTATTCTCGGGGTATATAAATCATATTGCACTATGTTGTCATAACCACTATACGGCGCGATCATTTTAATTTTTGTGGTGTTATTTTCATATGGACTGGATAATAAGAAGTTGTTCGTGTTTCCAATTCTAGTCGGTCTGAAATCAATTGCATTGTACAATCTTATCAATTGACCGTTCTTGTTGGTATATGTCGGTATGTCTTCAAGATTCATCGGTGAATTATCTGCATTTTTGTATGCTTTGGCGCCCATGAACGGATACGCGCCTCCTTCATGTTCAAAATACTTATAACTTATAGTGAATGTTCCTGGTGATGGAATCGAAATTTGATCTTCTTTACTCACTTTTATTTTTGCAAAATCGTAATATACGTCTTTTTGTCCAGAATCAACTATGAATTGTTCTGCTATGTTTCCCTGTTGCTGAGAAAGTACCAAGGAATCCAGTGAAATCAAGTCGGTTACATATTTTCCTGTGTTGGTATTGTAAATATAAGAAACCCAATAGCCTTCATCAATTCCAGATCCACTGAAAAAGCTTAATTCAGTTGTGGTTTGAGTCGCTGATACTTCTGTTACCTTTTTAGTTCTGCTGGCTGTAGGCTTTATTATATGTGAAGTCACCATAGTCAAAGGAAATTCCGGTTCTCTGTCTAAATCAACAAATAGTATTTGTGGATTTGATGTAAGATCTCCCGTGTTGCGGAGGTTGTACGTTCCATTCAGTGGACCGTTTTTGTCATATAAAGTCAAGAAACCACTATTTGATATTGAAATTGGAGCTTCATTTGTGGAAAAATTGAGTCCCCATTGTTCAAAACCACTGATCAATGCCTGTTGAAAAGTGATTTCTGTTCCGCTAACTTGAATGGCTCCATCGCTTGAGTTTTGAAAAATTCTTGTGAAATCAAAAGCAAATTCCGAGTCAGTGAATTCCTTTACCACATCACTCTGAGATCTGGAAGTGAAAATAAGCGTATCTTCCGTTGCGTCATATACTTGCGTCGGGTATTGATATGTGTAGAATATTGGATTTGATGCTAAACTGCCTACCGTTCCCGTATATATTCTTCTTATTTCAGATATGCTTTTTCCACTATTCATGGTGAGGTCTGTCAAGAAAAGTTTATATATGTCTCCACTCAATCTTTGAATGTTCTTTGCACGGGCATTACCTATTATGTTCCCAAAAACCCCCCCGGTGTATCCATAACTGCTTTGCAAGGGGAAGTGGAACACAGAAGAAGACAGGGATTCATATATTTGTGATGTATATCCCGTGTCTGCATTCTCAAATGTGTCTCCACCCGAAACATAAAAAGTGCTGTATTGTGAAAATGCACTTGTCAGTCCATCGGGGAAGGTTATTCCACCACCACTGGATAAAGCCCTATAACCATATTCATAATTTGGACCAACTGTTATCTTGGTTGTTTCAATCCCATCCAATCCAGGAATTCCCTTGGAGAATGATTCAACAGAGTGGATTGTTGCCAACACTAAAGCGTCTGCTGTTCCGCCTTGCATGTCTACGTCACTGAAGTACAGTGTTGAGCCTGGTGTGAATACGTCAATATCAACAAAATCGTTTATGATGAAGGAGACTGCATTTATCTCATCCGACACAGTGATGTTTCCAGCATATCCTGTTCTTTCGTCAAAACTCAATATGGGGAAATAACCAGAAGAACTGACTCCACTAGGACCGAATACGAACTTTTCACAACTTCCACTTATTCCAGAAAAATTGACGAGTATGTATGGTCCGTGTTTCTGCTGAAGATTGACTTCCCCCGAAGCAACTACATGGGTGTTGTCTCTAGCTTTATCTATTCCTGGATCTGAGATTCTCACGGGCCCTTGGGTTTCAAATTCATACCCGAATATGTAAGCTTTTCCTGGATCAATTTTCGCTATCAATTTATTTTCGTTGGTTGGGTTTTCCGACAAAGACAATTCAAATGGTTCAACGATATAATTTCCCGATTCGTCGTATGTCCTTCTTGCGAGAGTGTCTTCCAATTCACCCAAGTCTGCATATTGTTCTTTCTTTACGACTTGACCATCAACAACTCTCAAGAACTCTATGAAATCTGTTCTTGAAAATGGATCCACAGCGGCAGTTTCTTCCGATCCCGTGAGTGCCCTTTGGTTTATGACAAGATCAATCTTGTACCTGTCTGCTCCTGGGGCATTGAAGTTGTAAGACCCGTTTGCAGGATCTTTGAGTGTGACATCTTCTTCGGAAGTGACAATTGATCTATTTACATTGAACCCAACACTGTTATCGGGAGAGAAGTAATTGTATTCGTATTCCCCGCTCACAATCTCACGGTTGTACAATCCAACTCTCTGCGAGTCGTGATATACGAAATAACCGTTAGTGTATCTTATGCCTTCGTCAACAAAAATCACCATTCCTCCAGTTATGGAGGTCAGACTAGCACTGAATTCCAATCCGTTATATGACCCTGCGACTGTTATTTCACTTCCGTCCTCTGTCAATCCATCACCAACCATATCCTGATAATAAATTACGTTTCTAGATCCCTCTATACGTTCTTCTGAATATCCATATATTACCTTTGCTAAAGAAGAAAGTCCTGAAGATTTTGATGTTCTGATTATAACATCATTCAAATCACCCACTGCAACTCCAGCTCCGGTGAGTGATTGGAGATAGGCCACTTTGGTTGGTATTTCGGTTATTTGTCCGCCAAATACTATGCTTCCGTCGTCAAAGACAAAATTTCCGAATCTTTCTATTTGATTTTGGAGAATGCTTTGAACTTGAGTGAGTTCTCTTGCCTGAAGAGCATACCCAGGCCTAAAAAGCATCTTCAAATACTTTTTATTTTGGTCAAAATCATCGTAATATGGATCTACATTGAATAATTCTGGATCGTATGAAGGCATGAGATTCTTTTCTCCTAGTTTTTAATTTTAAACACCTAAAACCAAACTGATTTCTTCTTTACTGGTTTCTGTTCTTGATATGGGTTTCATGTTTTGAATGTGTATGACTTCTCCCGTGTCGTAACGAACGTCTGAGTCAACCACTTCGGTTATTTCTGCATATAATATGGTTTCGTTGTCGTTTCTGATTGCGTATGGGATGTAGTCACCAACCTTGAATATTCCCTTTTTTGTTCCTATCACATACATTTCAACCGTTGTTCCCCCTCCAAGTATGTCCCATTTAAATATGTGTGCTGTTCCCTTGACATTCTCTTGGAGTTTTGCTTTCGGGAATGAAGCTGATTCAAATGAGTATATTGGTTGATCTTCGTAAAATGTTGCTAGGTTGAATTTTTTTGCGGCATCACAACGAACGGTTATTTTTGTTGTGAGTGAATATGAATTTTTAAAATTGTCCTGTGAATACCTGTAACTCAAGACTTCTGAACCATCGTTTGGATCATCGGAACTGCCAAAAACGTCAAAATCACCACTATTTGGAGTTGAAGTGGGTTTTCTTATACAACCAATCTTCTCTCCTAAATTGTAAGTTCCTTTCACATTCTCAAGAGTGAATTCAACAGAACTTCCGTTGTCCTGATAGTCTCTTATGACTCCAGTGGCATAGGAGGGGAATATCTTGTTCTCAACAGAACCCAATCCAACCAATATGTCTCTAGGCAAGAATTGGTTCCCACCAGAAGCATTTGTTTTTACGTTGAGTATCAGGAGATTTTTGTTTTCTGTTCCTGCTATTTCAAATTTTCTGTATCCATCAAATGGGTCCAAGTTATAAGTAGTTCCCGAAATGGAAACTACGGTGTCATTTTCAAAAGATCCAGAAATTCCAGAAACATATATTTCACTACCAACAGAATTTGGAAATTCGTATACTCTTATTATTTTTCCGGAAGCGTTTTGGGAAGTAACGGTTGCCCCCACCACCAAAGAGGTGTTTGCAGATTCTACAAATCTCATCTGAATCACGGGGTCATTAAGTAGTGGATTTTTGAGTAGTGCCAATTGTCTGAAGTCATTGCTTGCAGGCAATTTTCCCGATTCATTTGTCTCCAAATCAACTTTGAAGAGGACTTCGGAAGATCCCAATTCCCTCAAGGCATCCCTTCCGTGACCACCATTTGGAGGCAAAACTGGGGTTAGGAAATTGTTGTTGTTGGTATTGAATGCGTTCGTCAACTCCAACAATTCAGCGCCAGAGAAACTGGGATAATAGTGGGTTATTCCTGCTGTGAATATAGCTCTAGCTACAGTGTAATTTTTCCCGGGGTTCAATATCTGAATGTAATCCAGTGTCTTTGAGGTTTCTCCCTCTCTCAAGGTGAAAACTGGTTTCAGATCTGCGGTAGTCAATTGGGAGTTTTCGGATTCAGCTGGATTGAGTGCTTCTCCATCGCCTATAACTTTTATTTGGGGTTCTATTGTGAACGTGCTGGGAGACCCTGTGCTTACAAATCCAGATAAATCATCATCCAATGGACTTTCCAAATTGAGTCTCAAGAAAATGCTCGTGGTTTGACCACCTTGCACTTGAGCTATATTTCTACTTGAGGATATTATTCTTCTCTGCCCGGCTCCATCACCAGAAACCACATTGAATACAAGTCCACTCAAATAATTTGAATTTGATGAATAAGATGGGGGGTGGTTGACCAAATTTGAGCATTGGACAATATCAACTACGGTTGATCCTGCGGTGGCGTCATTGAAAACGACACAAGAATCAATTTCATCTATGACACATCTGTATGGGTCAAATGTTATGTGATCTTTGAAGTCGGGATTTACTTCAACGAATGAAATTGAATTTGGCAGCGAAGCTTGCTGTATTTCATACTGTTGTTGTTCTTGCGTGTTCAGATCATAATTGTAGTCTATGATTTTAACAGGCATGTAACTTTGAACACCTTCACTGATTCCGTCAATTGAGTATTTGACCGAATCGGTGGTGCTCATGGTATACATTAATTTCCATATGTATCCATCCGAAAGTCTGAAGTCCGTTTCGGACTGGGATTGTTCCGGCACAACTAAGGATCTAGAACCGTTATTGTTGTCTATACATTTATAGACGCCTTGGTCTGCTTCATTGTAAACAAAAAACTTTTTATCTTCCGCGAATATTTCATCGTTGTCTCGGTAGGGGTCATATATTTCCCCAGCTGTCCAAGTGTTCTTCTTCACCAAAAAGGAAAAATTTTCAGGGCTTATTCTTTTTATGAATATATTCCCTTTGTAAAAATTAGATTTTTCTTTTTGTGTGTCTAAAGCTCTTGGGAAATTTGAATCATCCCCCAAAAGGTAGGAAAATTTTTGGAAAAGGGAGTCCTCAAAGGTGCCAAGTGAATTCCCTGTCAATTGAAGAGGTATGTAAAAATTGTCGTCAAAGTTGTTCAATTCGTCAATCGGATCTCTGGACCACGGAATTGGTCTTCCTATGGCCAAAAAATAAGTATTATTGTCATTATTGATAAACGACTTTGAGAAGTTTTCAATCAGTTCCGTTTTTAGGGACTTGAATATATTAGTACATGACATTATTAAGCTACCTCTGATGGGGTTTGGTTACTTGACGTATTGAGTCCACTCAAAGTCAAAACTTTTGAATACTTATTGAGGACCGATATATATTTATTCTCGTTTTTTGGCTTGGGTGAAACTTTTACCAACTCGGACACACAATCGTCAGAAACCCTACAGTCATAATCGCAAATCAAGTCGTTTATGAAGGATTCTATGGAAATTTTTCTGAATTGAGAGCTGTTTGAATAAACCAATGGGGTCAAAATGGGGTCTACCGAGTCGGAAAGGTCTTGAAAGAATTGGATCTGTCGCGATGGGACATCCACTCTTTCTGCCGAATACAACCATTCCTGCCACCCAGCAGAGGACTGTCCGTCTCCGGCTGTGGTGTCGCCGTAAAAATCTTCCAATTGGTTGGGATGAATGAACACAAAAACTGGATCTATTATCCTATTGTTCATTGTCTTGTTTGGGTGATCATAAGTCACCCAATATCCATATTGGTCATTTGGATACATTCCGCTTTCAATGTCTGCGGAAAGACATTGACTTGCAGGATAATCAACAAAATCAACCGAACTTGAGATTGGATTTCCTGTGATGCAGTTCGCGGCTCCGCAAATTATGAGTTCGTCATGGTCCGATGGCTTGTACCCTTGGGGAATTCCGTTTTTGATGAACCAAGAAGCTAGGTTGTCAAATGTCAAGAAAGTGTAGGGAAGATAATTTCCTATTCTCTTTACATTTTTCTTGAGAATTTTCACAAAAACCGAGGAATCTGATAGTAAACATCTTTTTATCAAAGTTTCACCAAACATTTTGTATCCAGCTGGATGCAAAATTTTCATGATAATGTCTCTGTATTCGCTGAATGTCATATCAGTTCTTATGACATAAGAATAATCTTGATAATAGTTGTTGTCTTGTAGGTACTTGTTTGAACTTAGATTTTGGGTGTCTGTTAGATAGTATCCCTTTTCCACGAAAACAGAATCTATTTCCATTGATCCAGTGAAACCAGACGCTCCCGGCAACTCAGATTCAATTCCACTTATTTGAAATATATCGGAATTGAACCCTGGATCATCTACCACAATTTCCCTGACGATACCCAAATCTTCATTCAAATTGACTGTTCTGGAAACGTAAGCTTTTGGTTGAACACCAAATTTTGAGTCCTGTGACACCAATGAAAATGTTACGTCGTCATTCTCGGTGTAGTATTCACCACCAAAAAGAACTTTTATCTTGGATAGAATCGGAGAAACTTTTGCATATTTTTTTGTTTCTCCGTTAGCAAAAGTGCAGTATATATTTTGGTTTGTCTGAAAAGACCCTTCTATATTATCAACTTCTATATCTATTATCCTAATTCCGTCAAGAGTGAATTCTTTCACTTCAACTACTTTTGCTCTAGCTAGATATCTAGAAAAAGGATCTGTTATATCTTCTTTTTGATATATGTAATTATCCTTCAACTCAAATTCGTTGAGTCCATTCGTTTTTCTAATCCTAACGAACTTTCTTTCAATCCACTTGGAATCTGATAGTCTTAAAATGTCTTTTTTCGGGTAGTATAATTGTATTTCAGAATTGTATAGAACTCTGAACAAGAACCTATAACTTTTTTCTGTTCCTTTTGCACTATAGAATTTTTTGATATTTTTTATGACTGTTCTTGGATTCAGTTTTTTACCCGTCACACTGTCCAAAACCAAATATATCGGAAAATTTTCAAGATATTGCTTGAAAAAATATTCAAAAAAATCTGTGACTGTTTGATCAATGTCTAAAGTTCTTATGGTTCCGTCGCCAATTGAAGACTTTAAAAAAGTTCCTTCTTGCTGAGACAACCATTCATAATAGGCTATCATGAAGTCGGTGAACACTGGGTGTTGTTCACGAACAAATTCCGGCAACTGAGACTTGACTATATTCTTTATGTGAAAATACTTTTCCATGAAATTATACTCTCGTCAAAGTTACGGAAACTGAAGGCATTTCTATTTCAAGTATTGAATTTTTATTTGCGATGATGTCGTTCTCTGTGGGATTGACTGTAAATGATATCTGAGAATTTGAACCTATACTCTCCCTATAAACAATCAGATTACTTATCGTCATATTTCCGTTTTCGTAATCTATCACTCCTTGATTATTGTTCAAAGTGACCAAGATATCTTCCAATTCTGAATTTTTGAGTGTTTGAATTCTTCCCAATCCGTTATCACGAAGAAAAGCATATGTAGAACTTGGCAAAGCAAAATTATTCACCAAATCGTTTGTGTTGAACAAGGATGTTTCAATG